TTGAAGATCAACCGTAACGAAATCATCGACTTGCCGAGCAACAGCCGAGCTGTTCCGCTTGCGTCTGATCTGCACAGCCTAGATGGTTATCAAAGTGACTTGGCTATTATTGATGAGTTCGCCTTAGCTCGTACTGATGAGATTCTACGAACACTAAAATCAGGCCAGATCAACAGCGACAACAGTTTGCTAGCCGTCATCTCGACCACGGGGCCAGACCTGAATGGCCCTATGTATAAAGAATATAAATTTGTCTCCAAAATCTTAACCGGTCGCGAACAAGCAGATCGGTATTTTATTGCCGTTTTTGAGCAGGATAGCAAGGATGAAGCCTTTGCACCAGAGACTTGGGAGAAGTCAAATCCACTACTGGCTAATGCTGAAAGAGCGAAGACAATGAGACCTAGCTTGCAAGCTGATGTTGATCTAGCAGCCAAGCAAGGAACGTTGCGGCCAATTCTCGTCAAGAACTTCAACACCTGGCAATCAGCCAGAGCAGACAGTTACATCAGTCTTGACGACTGGGAGAAAGCCACTATCGAGCCACCAGACACTAGAGACAAGGACGTGTATATCGGACTTGACCTTTCCAAGTCTAGCGACCTGACCAGTATTTCGTGGCTGGTTCCAGAAGATGGCTACCTGTATGCTGACAGCCATTCATTCGTGGGTACTAAGTATGGACTGGAAGAAAAGATCAAGCGTGACGGGTTCGATTACATCAGTGGTGCTAGTCGTGGTGAATGTAGCATTACCAAACTTGATAGCGGCATGATCGACTATGACGAAGTTTTACGCTTCATTCTCGACCTGATCGAGCGGAACCAGTGGAACGTGCGTGCCATCTGTTATGATCCCTTCGCCATGGGCTACCTGATTCCAGAATTTGAAAAACGCGATTTGCCACTGCTTGAGGTGCGACAAGGTGTTAGAACACTTTCAATTCCGACAACTCGTTTTCGTGATGATCTCTTCAATGGCCAGTTAAAGCACCCTGATAATCAGTTACTGGCCTATGCCGTTAATAACGCCATTCTGAAATATGACGCTAACAACAATCCAATTATCGATAAGGCCCACAACGCTACGAAGATTGACCCCGTAGCCGCACTGATGAATGCCTACACAATTGCAATGGATCAAAACAAGGAAAGCGAGGTGGCAGACAATGACTTTTATTCGAGCGATGACTTTGGTTTTTAATGTGCAGACCGTGCTGTTACTACTGGGGCTGATCTTTATGGTTGTCGGTATCTGGTGGCTGTTCGGGTTTGGTGTTGGTATGTTAGCAGTCGGCACGGCCTTGATCTCTGTCGCAGTCATCATCAACTTCAACAAAGGGAGGTGAAACAATGAGCTTTTTCACGAATAGCGCGACACAACCACGCGATGACAACAGCGACCCGTTCTTAGATGCGCTTGTCAGCATGACCAGCAATGACAGCGGCTTATATGTGGGGATTGGTGCTTTACGTAATTCGGATGTGTTTACGGCGGTGCGCGTGATTGCCAGTGATCTTGCAACCAATCCGATTGAATACAGTGATAAGCGCATCAGCGTGCTCCTTAACAAAGCACCCAATGACCACATGACCGCGTGGGGGTTCAAGTTTGCCCTAGCTGCTAACATGTTGCTGAATGGTAACAGCTTTGCACGGGTTACCAAAAATCCTAGCGGACAAGTTACTGGTTTCGAGTTAGTCCCCAACAGTCAAATGGTGGTTAAACAAGACGATACGACCGGCATTATCAGCTACGAATACACGCCTGACAGCGGTCGCTCACAGCGTTTAAATGCCAGCGAGGTATTACACTTCAAGTGCTTCACACAAGACGGTTACAAAGGAATATCGCCACTTTATAGCCTCCATGATGAGGTTGGGGTACAAAAGTCTGGGCATGCGTTGCTGAAGGGATTCTTTAACACCGGTGTTCAAGGGACAGGCATTCTTAAAGTCAACAAGACCCAGCTAGACACCAAGGCCAAAGAAAACATCCGGAATAAATTTGAAGCTGCCAACAGTGGCGATAATGCCCTCAAGACCATCATTCTAGACAATGATATGGATTACAAGCAACTCGAAGTTAATACTGACGTGCTGAATCTAGTCAATTCTAGCGATTGGACAACGAAACAGATTGCCAAAGCGTTCGGGTTGCCACTGGATCGGCTGGGTATCGAAAGCGAGCACTCTAATGCCGTACAGTCTAACGTGATGTACTTGCAGAACACTCTGATTCAGTATTTTACCTGCTTCACAAGTGAGATGGATGCTAAGCTTTCGACTGGCGATAATCGATTCAGTTTCAACACTGACAAGCTGTTCAGTGCCGACCCAGCCACGATGCAAGAACTAGCAGTTAAGGGGCTGCAAGGCGGTGTTCTGACCACTAATGAAGCACGAGCCAAGTTAAACTTGCCACCAATTACCGGCGGAGATGAAATTATGGCCAGTCTGAACTACACGCCACTAAGCAACCTGACAAGCTATCAAAACACAAGACAAAGGAGTGATCCAGAAAATGAATCAAGATGACGTAGAAAAACGTCTGAATCCTAACGCTGGTCTAACTGCCAAAGCAGACGACAGCCAAGGCCAAGACGATCCAGACACAAAGAAACAGGACGACACCACTAACGGTCCAAAGAAACTAAGTGGTTATGCAGTAGTTTTCAATAGCCCAAGTAAAGACCTCGGTGGCTTTAAAGAAGTCGTTGATCCGCACGCATTCGACCACGTGGACTTATCAGACGTCTATATGGTTTCAAACCATGATTTTAGCCAAGTCTTAGCCAGCACCAAGGCCGGAACCTTGACCTTAAACGTGGATGATAAAGGCTTGCAGTTTGAAGCAACCTTACCCGATACGACCACAGCCAATGATGCTTATAACAACGTCCAAGCTGGTAATCTGTCAGCCATGAGTTTTACTTTCAATGCTGCTCCAGACGGTGACACGTTCACTAAAGACGACAGCGGGCAAGTGATCCGTACCATCAAGCAAGTAAAGAGCTTGTTTGACGTCTCACTGGTAGCTATTCCAGCGTATGACAATACCAACGTCCAAGTGGACAAACGCAGCTACACTGAGTGGCTGAAAGACCATGTAGAAGATCCAGAACAGCAACTACCACCAACCGAAAAACGAAAGGGAGTCAATCACATGACCGAAAAAACAATTATCGACAACAAAGAACATACCGAATCTCGCGCTTACGAAGACTACATCCGCAGCATGGGTGAACAACGTGACGGCTTAACGACAACCACTGCCGGTGCAGTCGTTCCTAAAGAAGTTATCAATGACGTCTTTGATTTAAAAGAATCTGATTACGATCTGGCTAAATATGTCACTGTGAAGCAAGTTGGAACCCCCGTCGGCACGTACCCGATTGCCCTCACTAACAATGGTGTCTTAGCCACCAAGGCAGAACTCGCAGACATTCCAGAGATTGATTCAAACCTCTTCCGTGGCGTTGACTACAAAGTTGCTACCCGTGCTGGCAAAATTTATCTTTCTAATGAACTGGTAGAAGATAGTGAAGTTGATATTGTTGCCGAGGTTAAGAATCAACTCAAGAAGCTGGTACAAAACACGGACAACAGTAACATTATCAGTGTTCTGACTGGAAAGTCCACTACCGGTGATAACTTCAAGCACCTCACTGGTACTGGTCTCGATGACCTCAAGAAAACCTTCAATATTGAGTTGGACCCAGCACTGTCCTTGTCTGTTATCGTCAATCAGGACGCTTTCAACTACCTTGATACCTTGAAAGACAGCCAAGGCCGCTACTTGTTACAACCGTCCATCACGGCACCATCAGGCAAGCAACTGTTTGGGGCACCGGTGATCGTGGTTGCTAACAAAGTATTGCCGACTGATAAGGTAGGCACCTATCGAATCATCATCGGGGACTTTTCTCAGGCAATTTTCTTAGCCCAGAAGAACGAAGTTAACACCCAGTGGGAACGCTTCGATAGCTATTCTCAAGGCTTGGCTGTTGTCATCCGCAACGACTATGAAGTGGTTGATCCAGATGCTGCTCGAATTGTTGACATCACACCGGTAAAGGCCTAAGAGCATAATTTAGTGGGGTGTGCCTTAGGGTACGCCCCTATTTTTATAAGGAGATGAGCACATGAGTGTTACCACAGAAGATTTAAAGAAAGCACTGCGCATTAGTCACAGCGAAGATGATGCTATGTTGTCAGCCTACTTGTTGACGGCAAAGCAGTTCGTGATTAGCGCGGTTGACCAGACCCTTACGGATGAAAACTTTGGAGATGATCCTCGTTTTGACTTTGCTGTCTCGTTGTTAGCACAACACTGGTATATTAACCGTGGTGTCGATGGGGCAACGTATGTACCAGATAGCGTTGTGAGCATGATTCAGCAATTGCGAGGTGTTGACTATGCCACTGGTAAATAGCATCAGCCAACTGAATGAACCCATTACTTTAGTGAGCTACACGATGGGTAATGTAAATGGGGTTCCTGTGAGCAACGTCAGGAAAGAGCACTTCACGACATGGGCACTTGTGTTAAGCCAATATTTAAGCGAAGTGAGGGCGTCAGTTGGGACGAAGCTCGAAGATACGGTGACCTTTGTTGTTCGGTATGATCAGCCAGAAACCATCCTTAACTCATGGCGCATTGAATGGCAAGGAAAGAAGTACGACATTGTGAAACTGACACCGGACACAGCCAAAAAACAATGGACAACAATCATAGGAAAACCAGTTGCCAATAAATAAGTATTAACTTATAATTAGGATAGTCCTAGGCGATAAGCGGGCAGAACCGTTTTAACCGACGCACGGCATAGCTAACCGGTGGCGCATTTTATAGACCAAGTCAGATTGATTTCTCGTAGCAAGTGAAGAGCATTCCTCAACCCTCGCTGATACGATAGTCATAGTCTTCCTTGACTTGTTTCATTGTTTTTCATCTAAAGTAGCAATATCATTGGGCAAAGCGGGCAGAGATGCCCGTTTTTTTGTGTGCTGAGAGACGCATTCTGATGCAAGCTGAACAAGTTTAACTTGAGGTATGGTCGTTCTGGACAATAAAAATCGGTTAGGCAATCCGGAATTTCGGGATTGGCTCAACAAAGTCCGAAATTCTGACGTTCAAGAACGAACCAGCAAATTGTGGGTTCGTTGGGAAAAGGCAAGTCAAAAATATTGACCTGCTTATGAGAACCAAGTGACAAATATTCACCTAGTCAATGGATACAAAAATAGCCACCTCATAGCGAAGTGGCTATTTTGTG